TAGTTACCAACCAACTCTGTACCGTTTATATGTGGTAAGTTCTTTAGTTTTTCATAGTCGTCTGTTCCGCTAATAGTATTAATACTTGTATTAACGTCACATTCCATTTCGGAATCGTTTGTATCTAAACCTACTTCAAGTTCAGTGTTTACAAATAAATCTGAATCTATGGATCGATTATTCACTTATAACTCCCCCTTCTAATACTCGTTCAAAGCTGGTTGTTTTTATAGGGGTAGCAAGAGCCTCTCCATTAATAGTCAGTATTCGTGCCTGAACTTCAATAATACCGGCCGAAAAATAAAAAGTCTCTTCTTGTGTCAAAGTTATTGACATTGTTTTATTATCGTTGTCCAATATAACATCGTCAATGGTCTTTGTTATCTTTTTAGACATAGATGATATAGTAAACCAAATCTGTTTAACATCTTTGAAGTCAAAATCAGTATTTATCTTTAATGTTATTGTTGGAGTTGTTCCTAAATACATAATCTTACCTCCTCGCTTTTTTCTTAGCTCTTCTAGAATCTCTTATAGCTTTGTTTTGCCTTAGAATTTCATTCTTACTCATCATCTTAGGCTCTTCGTTTTCAAGCTGACAAACTCTAATAAGGGTCATTAAAGTATTGAAATGCCATTTCTGAAATTCTATCGGTATATGAAGAGTTATCATCCAATAATAAACGAGTTCCGATGTTATTTTTTGTGAACGTCCACGTTTTGGACCATGTTCAGTAATGGTTGTGGCTGTCATTGGTCTAGCTATATAATCATCTATTTCATTTAAAACTTTTTTGGGAAGAGCGAGATAGATATTAGGATCGACATTTTGGGTTAACGTCATACATTTTATGTAAAAGATAGTTTCTTCTCCATCTTGTATCCCATCTAAAAATGGTTTCTCGTATTCTTTTTCCCATTTATGGATTGAGACTAGTGAATGCTCAAGTTTTAACTTGGTTTCTTTTATCTCAAAAAACTCTTCTGTGTCTTCATTGAATAGTTTAGCACTTGGCACGGTAACTACTAATGGCATACTGTCTCAATCCTCCATTTCTATGTTAACTTAACAGATTACTTTGAGCAGATGCTACTGTCCATTAGACGCAATCTTAGCAGCTTCTGATGCAAGATCTTTAGGTATAATACCATTGACAAACTCTGCCGCTTTATCTGCATTTGTAGAAAGTTCCATGAACAATTCTGAATAAGCCTCGGACTGTGAAAACTCCTCTGCAAGAGGTACTCCGTTACGTACCTTTATAAACTTTCTTCCATCTTCTGATACTTCACCATAAGATTTAAGAATGATCTGCTTAAATGCGTTTGTGATCTGTTCCTGATCATTTGAAGCTATTATGCTATTGAGAACGTTTTCGAGTCCTCCAGTCGTAGCCATCTCTCTTTCCATAAGTTCAGCTTTAGATAAGTTGAACATGAACTCTTCGGTTCTAGTTGTACCGTTGTAATCGGTGTATGTTATTTTCTTAGTAAGCATATTTTTCTCCTTTCAATTAAACGAAAATAGGCGGAGACCTATTTTTCAATTCATTTTGAATTTTTAAATCTCCGCCATATAATCGATCTTAGCCCTGAACGCTGTCAGTTCCAGCGAAAAGGCTAACGATCTCATCCGGAAGCGGCAAGCTTGCTTCTGTGGTTTCATCACCATAAAGAATTGCCTCAAGTTTTGCGAGTTTGTCCTTATCAGCCTTTGAAGAATCGATTGTGATAGTGGATGTTGGCTTGTAACCTGTAACATCAACTGGTGTGGTCTCGATTTCCCAGCTAAACTCGATTCCTTCTGGAGAATCATTGATTGTAGCATACGCTCTCTCCGATGGAGATGCCGTAGCATTGTAGATGATGTGAATCTTGTAACTGTCATCTTCTTCAGATGCAGTATCATTTCCAACCTTTGTTCTGTAAGAAAGGCCGAACGGATCTCTGTTCTGCTGTCCAAGAACTACACCATCAGCAACTGAAGCTGTTCCATCACAAGCCTCAAACTCTGGCGGGAAATCGTAAGCCGTAATTGTTGCTCCGAATGTCTCAGCCGAACGAAGAACAGCATATTTAATATTGTCAGCATACATATCTGATGCTTCAGCGCCGGAAGGTGATTCAGTAACACCTGTTATACCGTTCCAAGCAACTCCAGTCGGATATTTTCCTTCCGCACTCTGCGGATACAGTACCATATGGTCAATACCAGTCTCATAAAATCTCTCACCGACTTTATCCCATACTATTTTAGCCATAGTAATATTCCTCCTTATTAAAAGTATAGTGTATAAGCAAAATGATTAAGGTTATCGGATGTATATGATCTATCGAACTTACACATCGGCAACCTTAAAATTTTCATTACAATTTCGCCATCAGGATCCGGATCATATGTTATAAACTTTACATCGTAAGATCTAGTATGATGATAGTCTAAATTGTCTGCGTGTACAGTCCCTATAGCATTCAGCTCGTACACAATAGCTGGATAGGACATCTTAACAGATTCTGGGGGTTGGAAATACACTTGTCTGCTCCCAAGAATATTTTCCAGAATTGTCTGAAGTTCTTCTCTAGGACGCATTGTACTCACCCCCAACTGTAAGAATTAATCTTGGGCGCTCAACTTCGATATTTGTAACCTTCCATTTAACACCCATATAAGTGGCATATCGAATTGACTTGAGGTTATTATAGGCAAAGGGATCTGCAACGATACTTATAACATTATTCATAGAAATGTCATCGTTAAAACCGGCTGTTTTAACCGCAAGCACATTTTTAGTGATCTCAGCAGCATACCTTTTTTCGGTGATAACTGGAGTCCACACTCCGGGTTTTGTTTCCTCGGTAGTAACGTACCCGATCATACAACTAAACTTTGCCATTTTGAATTTTCCTCCTAGCCTTCTTCACCGGCGGCCTTAAGAACTTCTTCACCGGCAGCCTTAAGAACAATTGCCGAATACGGTCTTACAAGTGCTCCAGAGCAACGAGTCTCCATAAGATACTTCTGCTGGTTGTAGTCAATATCGAAATCGTCAAACATGTTGACCTCTCCACCCTTGTCAGCTCCAACATTGTAATCCTTAAGGTCAACGATTACACCGTATACATCATCCGGGCAAATACCCTTCGGAAGTTTAACGATTCTGTCTACATTGAGAGCTGCTGCAAGCTCATTTAGTGTCGGATACAGACGAGTTCCGTTAAGTGTCTCCATAAGAAGCATCGGAGTAATAACTGACTGCGGCATAAACGCTGTAAGGTTACCTGATCCCTGATAGTCATCCTGAGCCGAAACACTTGCACTGATAATGGCATGTGAGATGGTCTCATCTGCTTCCGGTATAACAATCTTCTTTATTGTGTAAAGAGCATCGTCATTGTAAATCGGGCGGATATTCGTCTCCGGGATCTTATCATCTGAAGATGAAAGACGTCCATCACCGAAAAGAACAGCGCGAGCGATTTCCTCATTGAGCATCATTCTCATCTCAGTCTTGATCCATGCTACAACATCGAAATCTGTGATGTCGACGATATCGTCGCGATCCAGTTTCTGTTTCTTGTATATGGTGGTCGGAGTAGTTGTTCTCTTAAGCAAAGAGAATACCTCGTCTTTCTTACGGTTACCCTTCATGTAACCCTTAGCTCTTGCCTCGTCCTCTGTAATATCTGCAAAGATAGACTTGATGCGGCTGAACGGAGAATGAGATACTCCATTAATTGTGACATCTACCCAATCAGACGGTTTACGGCTGATAAAATCCGGTGTGTTCTGAAGTGTCTTAGCATCCGGAAACAGATACTCGATATCCTTAATTCCATACTCATCGGCATGTGCAAGGAAACTCTCCTTGAGACTGCCGTATCTCTTGCCATCTTCGATGATGGTCTTCATTGCATCGTGAGCCAGAACACCGCCCTGCTGCTCATCCTGCTGGTCGAATACATTGTGTTTCATGTCTTCTCCTCCTTCTTCATTGTCATCTGACTCTTCTTTTTTAGAATCTTCCAAAGCAGCGGCAAGCATGATATACATAGCCTTCTTCTGCTCTTCATTCATTGTTTTAATAACATCTTCGACGGTCTTATTTTCTGACTCGTCTTTGGCATCCTCTTTTTTATCTTCTGTACTACTTTCTTCAGCATGAGAAAGTTTATTAGAAGACTCCTCTACTTTTTCTTCTGGTTCATCGCTGTGAGCGAGTTCGATGGTATTATCGTTGTTATAAATAATAGCCGACACACCATCTTCTTCACTATGAGCCATTACGTTTTCAATATAAGCTCCAGGATTTGCTCCGGCAAGAACCAAACTTACCTCACGGATAACCCCATGCAATACATCATGCCCAACTTCTTTCAACCCATTTGCATAGATTGATAAAGCTGTAACATCGCCATGCTTAATTATTTTCTTAGCATTGCGTCCCGCATCAGTGTCGTTAAGTGAACAATATGCATATACTCCATCGTCTCGGTTTTCTAACATAGCATGACCGAGAACATTGAATGCGTCGTTGTGGTCATGGTTCCATACTAACGGAACAATTTCTCCGTCGCAATGTTTGAACGCATCTCTACGAATTGTTCTACCATCAGCACAACGAATGTCATTTCGAGTGGCCCATCCACTAAAATCGAAATTCTCATTCATTTTGAATTTCCTCCTCGTCTTCTTTTTTCTGCCCATTAATATACTGTGCTTCAACGTCACTCGATTGATTCAAGTTAGCATTGACTAGCATATCAGCCTTTGGATCATCTACTGGTTTCATACCTATGATCTGTCTAATCTCATTCGAAGTCGCAATCTCGTTCCTTGTGAACTTGTCTGCCAGCTCTGCTATCTCAGAGGCAGGAACTAACTTAAACGGATCTGAGAAGAAGATGATCGATTGCTTTTGGGTACGAGCGGTAGGTGTTAGAAACTTACGTTTCATTTCATCGACGATAGCTGATACAATCGGTTCGATAGTTCGATTGTTATAGTTGAGCATTGCTTTCTCGTCTGCTGTGCCATTCATGATCTCTTGAGTGATTCCTAACTGGCTGTATAGCATACTCGTTAAATATTCAATCTGAGACATAAGATGGTTGTCAACAGAACGATTCAATTGTGTTATATGCTCTGTGGCATCGGCATAAGCAATACCATACTTTGAGCCTGCTAACTGCTCTTCTATAGCAGCACGTCGATCCTCCGCTTGTTTTCGACGAGCTTCTGATTTAATAGTATACGGAAGCTGAATAATAAGATCAAGTTTACCAGCTCCTGATTGCTCGTCGATATCATCTAAAAGATTTAATTTTCTGATCAAACGTTGTAGAGTAGAGTTTGATTCATTCATTACAGCATATAGTGGGTTCTCCACAATAGCAACTATATTCTTTGGAAGAACTATATCCTGTTTATGACCTTTTTTGTCATTATATAGACGAACTCTAACCTGATCCGGAAACCACTCTAAAATTTGAGCAGTTCGCATAGTTTGGATATCGTATGACCCAGTAACTTCAGGATCAGTTGTGGTATCAACAGGAACAATTGCTACTGTTCCCTCGTCCAACATTGAGAGAACTACATCCTGTATAAAAGCTCTACTTGTTTGATCCTTATTGGCCTCTAAAGTTAAACAGTTATTTAAACCGGAATCGATCATATCATCGAAACGACCTTTATCATCGAGTCGAACATGCTGAATATCCAGCCCTGCTACATCAAGAGATATACGATTGTATACTGATGTAACTATAGATCGTTCATTACCTCGTGTTAATCGTTTTCGATCTGGTCTATAATTGTATCCAGGACCATTAGCCCAATTGGCTGTCGGTGATCTGTTTAAAAATGCATTCCAGGCATGTTTCAGTCTGGTCCCTACTGTAATACTCATTTTGGTCTCCTATTCAAAAGCATCTTTATGTACTTTATATGCTACAAATGCATCCATTAATGCTGCTACAGCATCAATCTTCTGATCTGATCGTTTCTTAAGAAGCTTACGATTTCCATTAGTATCTTCGAGAGTTATACAATTACCCATTGTAAAACTCATAAGTTCTTCATCGAAGATAATCATTCTTTCTTCTGCTAACTTCTTTATTTCTCCTAATGGAACAGACTCAGTACGAGAACCCTGTATGACTTTCTCTATACCAAATAATCCCCATTCCGTTTCCCATCGAGCTACAAACTCTTTTGCATTGTATGGGTCAAATCCAAAGCACCGTACATCATATTCAGTTTTCTGAATGTGATCATCGAGATCATCATAAACTTCCATCATATCCAGGATAGTTCCTTCCATAACTACAAGACTACCCTCATTTATAAACTCTTCATACTTTGTTCGAAGAGCTCCAGGAAGTTTATCTAATGTTAATCTCGAAATATAGTTACGAGTCTTAACTCCAAAATATCCGTTTGATAATGGGAACAGAAACGTAAAAGCACAGAAATCGTCACCTTGTGAAAGATCTGCTCCTAAAGAGCATGGCATAGACCAGAAATCTTGTTTACTGAATGGTAATGTTTCTTCATAAGTGAAATAATATGTGAAACCTTCCATTGGTATTCCGAAACGTTTAGCTAAAATATCATTACGAGCCGCTGGCGATTGCTCTGCTCGTTCGACATCTAACTGATACGTTTCATATGATACAGTTTTTCCAAGATTTGGATTTGCTTTAAGCCATGTCTCAGGATCATTAACTTCTGTTATATCATCTAATCGGTACCACCATATAGAAACGTGCGGATTGTAATACTCCCCCCTGAGTATTTTCGATAATTCCATTTTGATTGTATCTCCGCTACCATTTCGAATGGTTCCCTCAGAACTTGTAGCAATTATTAAATAATCATCTACCTTAGAAGCTCCTTGCTCTAAAGCGCCAACAACATCTTCTCGAATGTCTCCTGAAAGCCACTCATCAATTGTACAGATCTTTGGTCTCAATCCCTGAAGTTTAGAGATTGACATCGGTCTTACTTCGAGTAATGAACCAGTAAGGAAATTCTCTATTCCCTTCTTTGTTGAAGCTAGTTTCTGTCTGTTAGCCCTAGAACCAGTGGTATTCTGTAAGGATCCTTCTGTCAGAAACTTAAACAAAGGACCTCTAGCTCTTGTTATTGAAGTCCTAATTGGAGACATTACTTCTTCAGCTTGTTTCATAGTTGGAGCAGTTGTAACTTGATGAGTTGTTGATGTGTCAACATTGAGAAAAAACGATTGAATATTTGAATCGTACATTGACTTAGCAGCGCCTCTTGCAATTATAAGATACTGCTTATTTGTAAGGCGTTTCTTTACAGTTCGAGTTTCGTAATGGCCTCCTTTAATGTGGCCTTTATTAGGCACATATACTTCACGTTCTATGAAATAATACCATCCAAATACTTGTTCTGCCCAAAGTTTAAATGTGTCAAGCAACTCTAGATCCGTTCCATCCGTTAGGGTTAATTCATTATTGCAATATGCTATATAACCATCTATTGCCTTATCATCGTAGTAATAATTCGGATTCTCTATAAGCTCGTCGATACGATTCATCTCAAGAGATATGTTTTCACAAACAGGTATTTCACCTCTTATAACAGCTTCTCGAAACTCCCCATAGTATCTTGGAACTGCATGGTTACTTAGCATTATGTCTCCCCTTTAATCTGCTTTTTTCTTTTCTTTATTGTACGATCTTCCTGATTTAACAACATTATCTTTAGCAGCAGCGTTAACTATTCCACCTGCTGCATACACTACAGTTGCTGTCAACACAGTTTTAAGTGCTGACTCACCGACTTGCTTTAGTATTCTTTCTCCAGTACTTGATTTCTGTTTGTTTTCAGAAGAATTAATTTTCGTTCCATAAACAGCATTTTCAAGATCTTTGATCTCTTTTTCTTTCCGAAGTCTTGTGATGTATGTATCCAATTCTTCATTGGACATTTCACTTATACTCTTTTTAGAACTCGAAGAGCTTTCTGTTTTTGCACTCTTCTCATCTGAATCCTTAGCATCTCTTTCGGCTTGTTTGCTTATTTCTTCTTTAGCTCTTTGATTAGCTTTCTTTAAAGAATCTTTATAAGTTTTTTTGTTTTTTCGAATCTGCTTATCTCTTGCTAAAACGCTTTCATCTCTAGAAGCTCCAACTCCATAATGTATTCTTCCCAATGGAGTTAACGAACCATCTGAATATTGATAGAGACGTTTTCCCCAATGCATTCCTTTAGTTCCAGAATGGCAGAGTTCGCCATCTGTTCCAATTATTCTGTATGAACTCATTTTGATTCTACCCCCTGTGAACTTTCTGCCTGAACGTTTAAACGCCATTCAAACTCATTTATAGCATCAAGCATAGCCGAAGATACAGATGCGGATAATGGAGGATCGAAAAGCATCTTAACTCTCATATACACATATGACTTAACGCTATTCATCTTTGGATCTTCATCCATAAAATCCGACCATATTTCTGAACTTCCTGAAATTTGGAATCCATCTTTTGGACCCACTCCAAGTTGAGTAAGAACTGATAGCACAGAATTTATAGCCCATATGATGTCTCGATCAAAAGATATGTCATCTTCTTGAATGCCTATTAGCTTTTTTATGGAATCGAGTATGCTTTCTTCTCCCATAGTTACACCTCATTTCTACTCTTACTGTATAGTGATGAAGTCTTTCATGACATAACCTATAGTCTTTGTCTCCTGTATCTTATACCAGCTAGGATCATTGGATTCCAAAATCTTAACTACAGTTTTCTTTGGTAATGTGGTGATTATACTTGCTGTTGCACTTTTTCCACTGCGAATACGGAGTCTCTCACATCCTGATACTATTCCTAATATCGGAGCTGATTCAACAACAGGTTCTGGTTCTTCTACTTTAGTGTCTTCAACTTTTGCCTTAATTTCTTCCACAGCTTCTTCCATCTGTGTCTTTGGCTTTGTTGGAATATCTTTCTTTGAGTTCTTGCTCATACCTTCCTCCTTCTATTTCCATGGGCATGTATCTCCTGGTTTTCTTTCGACCGGAACAGTAGATAAATACTGTTGATCACCGTAATGAATTGCATTGTGTGTTTCATGACTAACACAAATTACATTATCCATTGAAAAAACAGAATAATCTCTGTTTATTATGTCATCCAATGAGATCGGATTTATATGATGTATTAGGATTCTGTTAAATATCTCATGACCTTCTATACCTAAATCGCATCCGTTATCTCGTATTATTACTTCTCTACGAAACTCTTTCCA